GCCCGTTTTAAATAATACTGATTAGTATTTATTAGCTAGTTGGTAAGTTTCCGTTACCAAATATACATCTTGGATCAGAGAATCCAAAAGAGTATCTTTCTCTAGCTTTAAATCTCATGTTGCCAGTATCGAAGTCACCTTCCATCGCAGTTTTGATAGGAGATCTAACGAACATTTTTAATCCGTTAGGTATATCAGTTAACAAGAAGTATGAATCAGTGTCAGTTAAAAAATTATTAATTCTGTAACCTTCAGGAACCATACCCATGTTATTAATTGCGTTGATGTCATTGTCGGCAGTTCCAACTCTCATTGGAGACTTCATGATTCTCTCAGCAGTAAATTGTAATTCTTTTGGAATTATCATTTTTCTACCGGAAGTGGCTATTTTCAAGCCTCTCTCATCGACAAATCCAGCAATGTCAATTAATGACTGCTCGAGTGAAGTTTCGTTAAGATCTGCAGCAGTTGCTAGAACGTTTGAGAAAGTTCCACCAGTTGCTAATGGGTGTGAAGCATTAATTAATGATACTCCATCTCCACCAACAGCAGATGTTACTTGCGCATTGTTTAGAACATTTGCAGCTTTAACTTGCTTCGTGTTTGCCATAGATCTTGCTAGGGCTCTTGTGTATCTTCCCGCAAGTCTATCGTATAGGTTATCTTCAATTGCTTCTTCAGTGATAGCAAATGCTAATGCTATAGTTTCGTGATTGTATCTAGCTGTGAAAGTTTCACCTGCTTGATCAAACGCTACTCCAGCACCTTCTTGTTTAACTGGTGCAGAAGCGAAACCGCTTAACATTACTTCTTCTTCAAAAGCTCTGTCAGATGTTTCAGACATAAAAATTTCAGCGTGCTGATTTTCATATCTATTATATTCCAGGCCGAATAAAGCATTCAAACCTGGCTCTAGTTCTTTAACTAGTTGTGATCGTGATATTGCCATAGTCTATTCTCCTTATGCTAAGCCTGTACCACTTCTGTAGAAGTGATTGTTGATTCTTACGAGTATGTTCGCATTTGCACTTGATGTGTCAGAATTGTCTGGATCTTGCGAAATGTCGATCGCTTGAACAGCGAAAGTAGTCGCAACACCAGAAACGCTAACATCTAGTTGCACTTTTGATATACCCGTTTGTGTTACACCTGTTGTATTTGTAACAGAGTAGTTTTTATACAAATCCGCTCTTGTAAACGCAGCGTCTGCATCCATTAAAAATACTGCATCTGGGTCGTCAACAACAAAGGCAGTAATATCGCCTTGAGTTGGTGTTACGCCACCAGGGTAGTAATTTTTGTATGTAGGCTTCTGAGTCGTTGGATCGTTATAGAACACTCCGTTAAAAACACCCACAACAGCCGCACTATTATTTGCAGTTGCTCTTTCAATGTTACCAGTAGAAGTTGGGATAACCAAATCTCCTTGATAAATTGCAGTAGCATAACCAGCTTTAACAGTGTATCTGTTTTGAGCGCCAACTAATGGTGTACCGTCTAGTTTTCTGTATGGTCTTAGACCAAACTTTTCACTTACGTTTGCCATGTTATGTATGTCTCCTTTTTTAACATTTTTTTAACAGTTGTTATAAGACCCTGTAGCAATTGCAAAAAAATTATTTCTTGCGACTACCACCAAAGGTCACTCTGGATTGTCTATCAATATTGATAGGCATATCCGGGTGTTGTTCCTTCATGAGCTCTCTGTCAACGGCTTCAATCCTGTCTCTAGTAATTTTACTAAAGTAGGCGTGCCTTTGCTTCAATATCTCTTCCGGTATCCTTGCCAACACAAGGCCCCCAATCCCGATTAACCCCTGATATTTGCCTTCAGTGTGGTAAGGGTATTTGTTAGAACCGATTTCATTTTGAACCTGTTCCATTTTTACAAATTCCCAACCTTCTCTAAGTTTCTTCGATACATTCGATGTATCTTCAAAACCCTGAATGGTTACTCTTATCCAACGGTGGACGTAACCTTTCGGCGCAGGTGGTGCATCCAAACTGGATGGTGGAGTCCAGACTTTAGGAGCTTCTTGCTCTTTTCTAAGTTCTGTCTCGCGTGAAGTTCTTTTTATTGTATCCATATTATATATCCTCCTTCACGAATCTAGCGTATTCCTCTAGTGGCACCCCTAATCTTTTAGCGATAGCTACCTGTGACTTGGTGAGTCTCACAGTTCGGCGTCCTTGTTGTTTACGACCAGCAGAAGCAACAGTTTGGACGGGTTTCTTTTGCTCTTGTTTTGGCTCGTCGTTTTCAGATGCAAAATTAGCAGGAAAATATTTCCTTAATCTTGCATTGACTTCATTATAATACTCATCACTATCTAATTCAAGACCCTCTGCGGCCAAGTTGTTATGTATAGTAATTGCAGCATTAGTCATGACTTCATCTTCTCCAAACCACTTATTATCCTCGGCCCATTTCTTAGCT